TACGGCACAGCCGCCAGCGCCGCCGCCCTGCACTGCCAGTACAGCGCCACCACCTCGAGCAGCTTGCGCGTGGTGTCGCCGAAGCTGTCGCCCGCCAGCGGGGTGAGTTCAGGGCACGCCGCTACCACCAGCGGCGCTGCCTGCGCCGGCTGGGCCGAGCGCGGCATTGATGCGCTGCAGCTGCTCAGCAGAATGGCGGCAGTCACGGTACACAGTGCGCACTTCGATCTCACGCTCGACCTCCTGGCGGATGGTGGTGTGCCGCACCTGCATGCGGGCGATGGCCTCGGCGGCTGCCGTCGCGCTGGCCTGCCCAGCTTGCTGCACCAGGCGCTCGGCGCGCGCCTCTTCGGCCTCGCAGCCGGCCCGGCCGTCTTGCCGGCCTTGCCAGTAGGCGCCGCCCGCCACCACAGCGGCCAGCAGCAGCGACCAGGGCAGCGTCATGGGTAGAACACGCGCCGCCCACTGCGCGGCGGCCGCAGCTGCACGTGCGCCCAGCCCTTTGTGGACGCCGGGTGCTCCAGCCACAAGGCCAGATCCCGCAGCACGGTGTCGGCGTTGGCCAGCAGCCACTCGTCGAGGTCGCCATCGGCGTCGTACAGGTCGATGGCCAGGCACTGCATGTGCAGGCTGCGCGGCGCGGCGCCGGGCGTGGCGCCGTTGATCTCAGGCGGCCGCCAGCCGCTGCTGACGATGCTGCCCGTTCGCGGGTTGCTCTCCAGGCTCACGCCGGCCGTCTTGGCCAGCACCAGCAGGGCGTTGGCCGTTTCGACGGTGCGCGCCGCGTTGGCCCGCAGATCGCTGCCCAGCAGGTGGCCGTGCGCTCTGTCGCGGCCCATGTAGTAGTCGGCCAGGGTGATCATGATTTCTCTGCCTCCTGCAGATCGCCGTGCGCCGAGTCCACGCGCGTACCCGCCGGCGCGGCGTAGCGCCACCGCCAGGCGCCGGCCAGCAGGTACACGGCCACGCCAAGCGCCAGGGCGAACTTGCCCGCCTCACCCGGTAGGAACAGGCCGCCGGCCAGCCCCAGGCCAATGACGAGGTGCGAGCCGAAGACGGCCGGGTCTGTGACGCCGCGCTGCATCTGATTGACGCGGCACAGCACGCTCCACAGGCCCGCCATCAGCAGCAGGGCCGTGCACACGGTGATGGTCATGGTGAATCGCCCTCATTGCGCCGGGGTTCCGCGCGGCGTCGCAGGCTCCACACCCATCGCGCCACGTCTACCCAGCTATGCCCGATCGCCGGCAGCAAAAACGCCACCGGCAGCAGCAGCCCCGTGGGCTGCACGACTGCAGCCGCCGGGACCATGGAACTCAGCACGCTGGTCAGCACCTGCGCCGTGGGCACGGTGATGCCCAGGGTGGCCACCAGCGAGGCCACCACGAAGGCGACGAGGTGCCCGCGCGAGACGGGCGGCATGCGCCACACACCCACCATCACGCCGCCGAACCAGCCCAGCATGATGGCGCCATAGGCACCCACGGCCAGCGCGAAGTCGGGCCCCAGGGCGGCCGTGGCCAGCAGCACGGCCAACGACACGATGCCGGGCACTTGTTCATCGGGCGCCATGGCCACCTCCATTTGGTTGTTTGAGCTGCTGCGACATCGCCGCTGCCAGCAGCAGCAGCAGCCACAGGCCGATGGCGCCCAGGGGCACATCGAACCGGGCGCTGCACTGCTCCTGCCCCGGCAGCACCGGCCACGGCGCGGCCAGCCACAGCAGCGAGCAGCCGACGGTGAGCGCCTGCCACACCGCCACCAGCGCGGCGCAGGCCCACACCCAGCCGCTGCGGTAGGCGTTGCACACCATGCCCAGCAGCACCAGCACCACCATGGCCTGGCTGATGTTCCAGACGTCGACCTGCGCGTCGATGGCGGCCTGTTTCCAGGCGTACTGGGCCACGCCACCCACCAACAGCAGGCCGGCAGCCTCTGGCAGGTAGCGGCGTGCCGGCATCATCGCGGCGTACCCGGGCGCGGGCCGCCGCCGCTGAGCGGGCGCACCAGCGTGTCGAGCCAGGGCTCACCGGGCACGCGCATGCGCAAGGCGGCGAACAGGATGCCGGCCACAGCGCCGGACAGGAAAAGCAGGGTTTCAATCATGGAAGGGCTCCTTCTGGGTTAGCGCTTGATCAGGTAGACGGCAATGCGGCACTTGTTGATGCCCACCGTGGACGGGCCGGAGAACGAGTGCGTCACGTATTCCATGGCCACCGGCACTGCGCCACTGCCTCCGATGTAGTCGCGCTCGATGACGGCACTGGAGTTGCCGGCATTGAGCGACAACACGGTGGTCTGGGCCGTGGCACCCGAGCCCACGCGGCAGCGGATGACCAGCCCCAAAGTGCCGGTGCCGAAGTCGTTGCCGGTGTTTGTGAAGAACTGGCCCGAGAAGACCACCTGCAGCCGACCGGACTGCGCGCTGCTGAACGAACCTGAAGGCAGTGCCATCGCTTACGCCATGTTCGAATAGACGATGCCGTCGGCGTCGTAAAACTCCACGACTTCGGTGGCTGCATCGCTGGCCAGCCCACCCGTACCCACCGGCACCTGCACCCACACGGAGCCGCTCCAGCGGTTGAGCCGGTTGCCGTTGGCCGTGTCGATCCACAGATCCCCCACCGCCTCAGCCGTGGGCGCGCTGGTGCCCACGAAGGTGCGCACCTTGCCGTCGGCCGTGGCCTGCGCGGTGGCGGCGCTGCTGATGGCCGTGCCGATGCGCGTGTCGGCGGCCACCACCCAGCTGCCGCTGGTGTAGCGGTACTGGCGCAGCCCGTCGTCGGTGTCGAACCAGATATCCCCCTCGCTGGCCGAGCCGGGCGCGGTGGTCTGCCAGAAGCTGTCGATCTTGCCGTCGGCGGTGGCCTGCGCGGCCGCGGCGCTGGCCAGGGCGGCGGCGATGCCGGCATCGCGCACGTCCACCCACGCCCCACCCTCGCGCACATACCGGCGGTTGCCGTCGTCGGTGTCGACCCACTCGTCGCCGTTCTGCACGCTGCTGCCGCTGGGCGCGCTGGCCTGGCGCCAGATGATGGGCGCACGCCGCCCGCTCACCAGGTGCGTGATCTGCCGCCACGGGCTGCGCATGCCCAGCGTGTTGACGGCGCGCGCGCGGATGGCGACCAGGCGGCCGATGCGTTGGCCGAAGACATCCGCCGCCACCGCCCGGCCGGCCAGCGGGGCGATGGTGGGCCAGTCGCCGGTGGGCAGGCCGCCGTACACCTCGGCCACCTGCACCTCGATGCCGCCGCTCTGGCGCACGGCCTCGCTGGCCACGGCGTCCCACGTGACGCGGATGCGGGCCATGCTGCTGCCGTCGACCTGCGCCACGCCGCCGCTGGTGGCGGCCAGGCCGGTGATGGCCGGCGGCGCCGTGGGCCGCGGCAGGCCGGTGTTGGGCGACGTGTTGAGCAGGTCGAAGACGGCGTCGGGCGTGTAGATGGCCGCGGCGGTTTCGCGCAGGGTGAGCAGCACGCCGCCGGTGAGGCTGAAGCGCCAGCCCATCACCTCGAAGAGCTTCCCGGCCCAGCCGAAGCGCGGCAGGGTGACGCTGACCACGTCGAAGAGCTCGAGGCTGTACGCCCGCAGGTTGCACGGCAGCGTCAGCGTGAGGCCCTCGCGCGCCTCGCGCAGCAGCACGCCGCACACGTGCTGCGCATGCACCGCGCGGGTGACGCCGCCCAGCTGCAGCTCGGTGGGCAGATCGCGGCCGTCGGCGGCCACGTAGCTGTCGGCGCGCACCTCGGGGCCGGGGGTCTGCACCCAGCCCTGGGCCGCGTCGGCGTAGGTGGGGCGCATGATGTTCACGGCGTCGGCCGTGGTGGCGCCGGGCGTCACCTGGATGGCCTCGGCGCTGGTGACCCAGTCTTCGGTGATGCTGGCCACCGGCGCGCGGTACACGCCCGCGCGCACGCTCAGCCGGCCGCCGGCCCAGCCCCATTGGCCGGCCATGGCCTCGCAGATTTCGCTCAGCGCTTCGTCGGGGTTGCTGTCGAGCGGGATGACGATGCCGGCCTGGTACAGCGGCAGCACCACCGGGCCGCCGCTGGGCAGCGCAAAGGTGGTCGACACGTCGCACGCATTGGCCGCTGCCGCGAAGGCGGGCTCGTTGATCTCGGCCGTGACGCAGCCGCCGCCGTAGGCGTAGAGCGCCCAGTCGCGGGCGATGAGCGCGGGGTTCTCCGTCCAGGCGGTGGTGCTGGTGCGCGGGTCGAACACGCGCGCGCCGCGCATGACGGCGGTGATGCTGGGCACGCCGCCCGGGAAGGCGTCTTGATCGAACTGCAGGGTTACCAGCAGGCAGGCGATGCCCTCGAAGCGGTCAGACGTCTGCACGGCCGCGCCCACCAGGGGCTGCAAGTCCGGGTAGAGGTTTTGGCCCGGGGCGCCGGTGAAGGCGCGCACGCGGGCCTTGCTGCTGGTCGTCTCGAGCTCGAACGACACGCGCCAGTCGCCGTCGATCGGCGCGCCGCTCACGCTGAAGGTGGTGCCGGCCAGCGAGCCGGCCAGGGTGATGTCGGTGGCCGAGTCGGTGCCCGGGTTGGTGGTGAACACTGCCACCGGCGTGGTGCCCGCCACTGGCACGCCGGGCAGCACCACGCTGCCCGAGCCGCCCGACACCGGCATCGTCACGGTGAGCGATTCGCGCGTGGTGATGGAGTACGGAGCGCTGGTGACGTTGCCCGAGCCGTCGAGCGTGACGGGCTTGTCGTCGAACCAGATTTCCTCGATGGCGTCGACCTGGTGGCCGGCCACCGCCACCACCAGCGTGTAGAACTCGCTGTTGGTGCCGTGGGTCTGCTTGAAGAGCACGCCGTCGACGTTGCGCACGCGGCCATAGACGCGGCTGCGCGCGGCCTGGGCGGTGGCGGTCATCACCAGGCGGTCGGACACGCTGGCATTGAACGCATCGCGCGCGGCGCGCTGCTGCTTGCGGCGCTGGTGGTTGCCGTAGCCGATGCTGGCCACCGCGAACGCCGTGTAGGTGAGCGTGGTGATCTGCGCCGCCGTCAGCACGCTGGTAGCCGTCAGCGTGTTGGTAGCGATCCAGGCTGCGACGGTTTCAGGCACTGGGCATCTCCATCGGCTGCGCCGTGCAGCGCCAGGCGCGCACCACGGCATCGGCCGGCACGGCCACCACGCCCAGCGGCGCCGCCGCGTGCCAGGCGGCACCACCCCACACGGCCAGCGCGGGGCGCTCGGGGTCGTGCTGGCTCAAGCCCACGTCACCCGGCTGGGCCAGCGCCACGGGCACCACGCGGCCGGCGCGGCGGATGGCCACGCCCGCCACGCCACCGAAGCGGGCCAGCACGCGCGTGGCCTCGGCGGCAGTGCTGTACGTGCCGCGCAGGTCGGCAGCGGGGTCGTGGCCCGTCACGGCCAGCACGGCGTCGGCGGCGAACAGGCAGCAGTCGTGCACGCCCCACTCGAAGGGCTGCGCCTCGCGCGCGGCGAACAGGGCGGCCAGCCGCTCGGGCCAGTCGCGCAGGCGCTGGGTGGGCAGGTGCGGGCTCATTGGCGGAAGTAGGCCGCGGCGGGCCAGCGGTCTTGCACCTGGGCCTGGCTGAGCACGTAGCGCAGGCTGGTGTCGCCGGGGTGCAGGCGCTGCTGGTCGCCGTCGGTGTAGCGCAGCGGCTTGGGGCGGCGGAAGGTGTCGCCGCGGTGCACGGCCACCACGCCGATAGTGCAGTCTTCAGCGCCGTGGCTGATGGGCATGCTGTCGAGCGTGCCGGTGAAGATGACCGGCGCGTCGAGCACGGCATGGGTGGTGGGGTCGAGCACCACCAGGCGCAGCACGCAGCCGGTGCCGCGCACCTGCTCGCTCAGCGCCAGGGCGATGCTGTCGAGCGGAACGCCTGACAGGGTGAACCGCAAGCCCTGGGTGCTCTGCACCTCGTCGGTGATGGCCTCCACCGCGCCGAGCGTGCCGGTGCCGAAGTACAGGTTGCCGGCCCACGAGATGGCCACGCTGCCGGTGCACAGGCGCACCGGGGGGTCGAAGGCCAGATCGAGCAGCAGCGCCATGGGCACCACCGGCCCGGCCAGCACCGCCTGCGCGGGCGCGGCCACGCTGCGCATTACCAGACCTCCACGAGGTCGAGAGCCACGCCCTCGATGACGCCCGGGCGGCGCACGGGGCCGGCCTGCATGGCGGGCAGCACCATCTCGCAGCTGGGGCGGTACCAGGTGACGGGGCTGCCGGCAGCGATGGTGCCGCGCGCGCGGTTGATGACGGGGATGTCGCCCGCGCCGCTGTCGAGCAGGGTGAAGTCGGTGGCCACCTGGAAGAGCTGGCCGCCGGCGCCGAGGAAGTCGCCGGCGCGCAGGGTGGGCGAGCCGATGAACGGCGTGGCCACGGTGCCTGCTTGAAACTGCAGGTTGTCAATCTCTAGACCGGCACTTCCGCCGCCGCCAAGCCTAGCCTGCATCCACACATACACCCGAGCCTTTGTGGCGCCAGGGGGAGCCGAGCCCGTTACGCTGCGGCGGGTCCATGCGCTTGGCCCCCCAGTAGGGAAAAATGCCTCGGCGGCGCTGATGAAGTTGTCGGCAACGTCAGACCAGCCAATTGAGAGTGCAATCGTCGCGCCGGTGTCTCTGGTGTCAGCGCTTAGGGTGTAGAGGCTACCAACCGCCACCGAAACAGTTGCGCTCGAAAGCACCCCAGCCAAGTCGCTGACTGACCCACCCAAGGCAGAGGCATCGACGCGCTGCGCGTTCTGGCTCTGATTGCCCGGAACGACCGAAAAGACGACCGAGCCAGTGCTGCCGTTTGTATACGAGAACACCGTCCAACCTACCGCCAGGTCAACAATGTCGATTTCCATGCCGCCGCCGTTGATGAGGTTGGGCGCGGAGACGGCGCCCTGCACTCTGAGCAACGTGTCGCCGCGAGCGCCGGCAGTGCGCACGGTGACGTTGCCGCGCAGGCTGCCGCGCGGCACGCCGCCGGTGTGGAACGGCCACACGCGCACGCGCTCGACGCCGCCGGCCAGGGTGTTGGCGAAGACGCCGACACCCCGCGGGTCGTGCTGAAACTGCGGCGCCAGGCTGCAGCTGAGCACCCAGCGCTCGCCGATGAAGTCCACAGCCTGCAGCGTGCCGTTGAACGGGCTGGCGAACTGCGCGCCCGACTTGCGCAGCGACAGCTCGGCCGCCTGGGGGATGAGGCCTGCCGGCCAGTCGATGGTGGCCATGGCTACAGCACCCGGGCGGCGCGCAGCCGCTGCATGATGGTGGATTCGACGTGCTGCATGCCCAGCTGCACGGCGTTGGTGACTTCGCCGCGGGTGACGCCGGCCGCCACGTTGACGGTGACGGCCATGCCGCCCAGCGCGTGGTTGGGCACCACGGTGCCGGCTGACGCCGGCATCACGATCTCGGGGCCGCGCTCGCCCACCAGGTAGGCGCGGCCGGCCATCACTGGCCCACCGTTGGCACGGGCGCCCCCGAACACGCTGGAGCCGATGAGGCCGGCCAACCCGCCGAACTCGCCCGTTTTGCCGTAGTTGCCGAAGAGCGCCTCGCCCAGCTTGGCGGCCAGCGCCTGGGCCACCATGCGCTGCAGCAGGTCTTGCCAGATCTGGCCGATGTCGTCGGCGTTGCCCTTGATGACCTGCAGCACGCTGTCGCCGAGCGCGTCCTGAATGTTGCGGGCGGCCTGGCTGGCGAACTCGCTCACCTGACGCAGCGGCTCGGCCAGCGCCTCCAGGCGCGGCAGCTGGATGGAGTTGACCTCCTTCGTGAGCCGCTGCAGCCCCTCGACGGCCGCGCGGCCGTAGGTGCCCCAGGTGATGGCACCGGCCGCAACCAGCACGTCGGCCCGGGCCACCTGTTCAGCCAGGCGCTCCTGCTCGGTCTGCAGGCTGCGCGTGACGGCCAGGCCCTCCTGCTGCAGCGCCTCGAAGGCGCGCGCCGATGATTGCTGCGCGCGGATGCTGTCCAGCGCCGAGGCTAGGCCCAGCACCTGGGCCTTGGTGCTGGCGTCGAGCACGCCGAGCAGGCCGCGGTTGATGGCAATGCGGGTCTGCTCTTCGGCGCTCACCTGCTGCGTGGCCAGCAGCTGCTCGCGCAGGCCTTGCGTGTACTGGTCGAGCGCGCTGGTCTGCTTGCGGATGTTGTCGGCGCCCGGTTCGTTGGCCTCGCCGACGCTCGGCAGCGCGCTGCTGCCACGGCCGCGGCGCGCCAGCTCGCGCGGGTCGCTTTGGCCCAGGTCGGGCAGCGTGGCCCGGGCCAAGCGGCGGTACACCTCGTCGAGCTTGCCGATCTTGGAGATTTCGGCATCGAGCCCGGCCAGCAGGTTGCGCCGGGCCAGCGGGTTGCGCTCGGTGGCCACCACGGCGCGCTGGCGGTTGAGCTCGGCCAGCTTGGCGGTGTAGAAGGCCACGCCGTCGCCTGCATTGGCGAAGCGCCGGCCCTCGGACACCAGCGCGCCGATGCCGGCCGCGGTGCTGCCGAACACGTCGCCCGCCAGCTTGAGGCGCTGCACGTCGTTGGCCAGGCTTTCCACCACCGGGCCACCCAGGCGCTGCTGCAGCACCGTCCAGTTGCTCGACAGGCGCGACACGGCCTTGCTGAGCTGGTCGAAGGCCTCGGCCTGCCGATCGGTGACGCTGGCCACCAGCTGCCCGTCTTCGACCAGCTCTTTGAGCAGCGGCGCCACCTGCGCGATGCTGCGGCCGAAGAGCTCCTGAGCCAGGCGGGCCTTGTTGCCGTCGTCGGCGAAGTTGGCCAGCGCCTTGGCCACCGACTGCAGCGCGTCGACGGGGTCTTGATCGCGCAGCTGCTGCACGCTGAGGCCCAGCCGCTCGAGCGCCTGCGACACCGGGCTGTTGGGCTTGGCCGAGTTGAGCGCGGCATTGAAGCGCACGAGCGCGCCGCTCACCGTCTCGAAGCTCAGGCCCGCACGGCCGGCCAGGTTGGTGATGCCGCTCAGGCGCTCGATGGTGCTGCCGGTGGCGTCTTGCAGGTCTTTCAGCCGGGTGACGGATTCGGTGGCGCCCTGGATGAAGGCACCGAAGGCCGCCGCACTGCCCAGCAGGCCCAGCACGCCGGCGCTGATGCCGGCGAAGCGCGCCGACACGCTGCTGGCCTGGGTGCCGAGCGTGTCGAGCTTGGCGCGCACGCTCTGGAAGGCGCCGCCGGTTTCGTCGGTGGCGGCGATGGCGATGCGGGCGCGGCTCATGTGTCAGCCCCCATGCCGGGCAGCAAGGCCACGAAGGCGCCCGCAGAGTCGACGGCCTGCACCGGCGGCGCATCGCACCACGGATCGGGCGGCATGAAGTCGGCCACCGACCAGGGGCGCGAGTCTTGCCGCCGCAGCGCACCGTTGGCGGCTGCCGCCTGCAGCTCGGCGTGGCGCAGCGCGTCCCAGCGCGGCCCAATGCGCTGCGCATCGAGCCAGGCTTGCCACTCGTGGAACTCTTGCAGGCTGATGTTGCATTCGAGCCATGAGACGGTGCATTTGAGGTGACTGGCCAGCTCGTAGAGCGCGCGGCGCTGCGGGCTGGCCTTCAGCCGTTTTTTGGGTCGCCCAGGCCGTTGAGCCGCTCCACCACCTGCCACAGCTCGCCCACGCGCTGGCCGTGGCGCACCGCAAAGGCGGCCCACTCGGCAGGGCTGTAGACCGGCTCGAGGTCAACGGCCAGCACGCACAGGTGCAACGCCACGGGCAGCAGCTCGGCCGCCGCGCGCTCGGCGGCGTCGGCCTCGCTCTCGCCGTCTTGCGGCTGCACGAAGCGCCGGCGGGCGGCCTCGAAGCGCATGGCGCGTGGCATGTCCATGCCACGCACCAGCACCGTGCCGCCGATCTCGGGCACGTCGACGGGCTCTTCGGGCAGCTTTACGGGCGCGATGGCCTCGCGGCTGATGAGCATGCGCGGCCGCCCGTCAGGTGCCGTAGACCGTGGGGTCGGAGAAGAAGCTCACGCTGATCTCGCCGCGCAGCGTGCTGTCTTCCACCGTGGGCACCGCGCGCAGGCTCCAGTAGGCGTTGGAGACCAGGCGCGAGTTGTTCGGGAAGATCATGCGCAGGGCCACGGGCGTGGCGGCATCGCTGGCGGCCAGCACAGTGGCCCACCACGACAGGGCCGGGTCGTAGAACACCGGCAGCGTCACCTGCACCGGGGTGCGGGTGGTGGGGATCTGCTTCTGCACCGTGTCGGTGAGCGTGGTGATGTCGGCGAACTGCGGATCGCCGCCGCTGACACTGAGGCCGCTGGTGATCTGCGAGATCGTCGTCCACGCGGTGATGCGGCGGATGGTGCCCGTGCCCGTGCCGGTGGGGTAGCGCGACGTGCTCGTGCTGTTGATGCCCTCGAAGGTGATGTTGTCACCCGTGACCACGCTGGCGCGCACGATGCGGCCGTTGAGTCGGTCCCAGCCGGAGTTGACCTCGAGGAAGTCGCCCACGATGACGCCGTGGCCAGAGGCCAGGGTGGCGACCGCGCTGGCGGCGTTGGTGACGGCCGTCATGTTGACGGCCACGCCGTAGGTGGACGCAATGGCCACCTGGGTGCCGGTTGCAAGAGTGATGGCCATGGTGTGGCGCTCCTTTTCAGCTCAAGATGACGCCCGGCGCAGCCGGGGCGACGAAGTAGGTGCACTGCAGCTGCAGCGTGATGCGGGCATTGGCGGCCTCGCCGTCGCCCGTGGTATCGCGGTTGATGCCGACGAGCTGCAGGCCGTGCGGCAGGGGCGGCGCGAAGAGCAGCGCCAGGCCGGCCTCGGCCAGCGCGTGCATGGCGTCGTCGGCATCGGCCACGGCGCGCAGGGTGTACTGGGCATCGACCGCCAGCGTGTGGCGGTTGATCTGCTCGCCGATGGTGCTGATCTCGACCTGCTCGTCGGCCGCGAACAGGCGCACCGCGGGCAGCTCAGCCTCAGCCCAGGGCCACAGGCGGCTGGTGCGCACGCCGCCGGCGCCCAGGGCCTGCGGCGCCAGGCGCGCGGCCAGAGCGTCGACCACTTGAGCAGCTGCCAGCGCCATGGCTCAGGCCCGGGCCAGCACCAGGCGCAGCAAGACGCCGTCCGGCGGCTCTTGCACCACTTGGCGCACGGTGTAGGTTTCGGAGCCCGCGACCAGCAGCTGCTGGCCCGGGGCCGGGCCCACCGCGGTGGTGGGCTCGAGCAGGAAGGTGGGCCGCTGCGTGAGGGTGTCGAACTCGTCGACGCTCTCCAGATCGAGAATGCCCCGCACCGCAACGCCCGCCAGCACCGCAGTGCTGGCGAATGCGTCGAAGTAGGCGCTGAGGTTCTCGCCCTGCATGGCCGCTGCCTGCTGCGCCTGCTGTCGATCAGGTGGTGAGCGCGTCGACCATGGCCGAGAAGCTCTCGGCACGGCGCACGGCGATGTCCACGTCTTGCAGCGTGACCACACGCACGGTGCCGGCGGTGCTGCCGGTGTAGGGGTCGACCATCAGGTCGAGGCCGCCCCACATGCCGATGATCAGGTCGGCGAAGTTGCCGAAGATGATGGCCGAGCACACAGCGCCCGAGCTGCCCTTCACCAGGTTGCTGGGCACCGCGTTGGTGACTTCGGCGCGGTAGCCGTTCAGCGGCGTGTTGCCGGCTTCCCACAGGAACTGCGCCGTGGACGAAGCCTTCTCCACCGTCTTGAGGCGGCCACGCACGCGGGCGTTGGTGAGGTAGCCCAGCGTGCCGATGTCGGCGTTGTCTTGCGCGACCTCGGTCTCCAGCGCCACGATGTTGGCGAACGACGGAACCGCGCCGTTCGTGCCACCTGCCACGGAGCCGATGCCCACGACGTTGAGGATGCCGCGCGGCTCAGCGCCCGAGCCCGAGCCGTTGATGCCGGCACGCTGCAGCTCGAGCGCCAGCACCGTGGCCAGGTCGCCACGCACGAAGGCCTCGACGTCCAGGCTCGACTGCAGCAGCAGCTTGCGGCTGATGTCGGTGAACGCGCCCATCGTCTTGGGCGACATCGTCACCTGATCGAAGGCCTGCTGGCTTTCGGTCGGGGCGGCGTTTTCTGCCACCCAGAAAGCACCGCCGGCGCCGGTGGCGCGCGGGATGGCGATGTTGCCCGACAGGCCCGTGAGCATCTGCGTGCCCATGCCCATGAGCACCATGCGGTTGCGCAGCAGCTCGATGAAGTCGCCGGCACGCAGATCGGTGGCCACGGTGTGGCCGCCCGCCGTGGAGGTGCCGACCAGCAGGTCGCGGCGCAGCACGTCGGTGGGCACCATGATGCCGCGCGAGGCCTTGCCCGACTTCTCGGCAGCGGTGCGGCCGACTTCGATCTCGAAGGCCGCCGCCTCTTGCGCGCTGCGGTGGCCGGGGTTGGCCAGGGCGTTGAGCGCGCGCACGAAGCTGAAGCGCTGCACTTCCTTCTGCGTGAGGCCGATGTCGGTGTTGGGCTTGGTGGCCTTGGCCAGGTGGGCCATGGCCTGGGCGCGGAACTCGTCGAGCGGGGTGCCCGCACGCACGGCGGCCTGGGCCAGCTTGTCCACGCCCTGGGCGCGGAACTCTTCGCCGATGGCGATGATGGTGTCGACGCGGCCGCGCTCGGCGGTGGCGCCCTGCTGCCGCTCGGCGGCGGCGTCGATGACTGGATCGGACATGGTGGTAACTCCACGGGTGGCGGCCAGCGGTGCGCCGGCCTTGGGTTGGGTAGCGGGGCTGGCAGCACCAGCAGCTGCGGCGTCGGCACTGCGGCCGACACCGACGGTGGGATCGGCCGGCACGCTGACGAGAGAGACCTCGTAGGGCTCCCACGACTTCACGCGGTAGGTGCCGACACCGTCGCGCTCTTCCTCGAGCACGGCGTCGTGGATCACGTAGCCCACCGACACGTTGCGGCGGATGCCGTCGATCACGTCCTGGAAGACCTCATTGGCGCGCGCGCTTCTCCCGAAACGCACCACGGCGCGGGCCACCCGGTCCTTGCCGATCTGCACCTGTTCGATCACCCCGACCTGGTCGCGGCTGTCGTGATCCATCAGCAACGGGCCGCCCTTGGTGAGGCGGTCCATCTTGATGCTGCTGGCCTGGTGGTCGAGCACCTCGATGCCCCAGCCACGCTCATATGGCTCTTCACTGCTGAAGGCCAGCGTGACGGTGCGCGCCTCTTCGTCGACCGCGGCGCGGTCGCCGCCGAGGCTTAGCGCGCGGGTTGCGCGTGTACCGGGTGCGTAGCGGGTTTCGAGGGCTTGACCATCCATGCCTGGCATGCTCGCCAGACACGCGGCCGCCGATAAGGCAAACGGCGGCCGCTGTCAGCCCAGCGCGCGGCAGAGGATCAACGCCTCTTCCTCTTCGCGGTTGATGAACTCGCTGAAGTCAGGCGCAGGCGTGCTCAGCAGCGGCCGCCGGCGGCGCGGCAGGTTGGTGCCGCCGGCCATGGGCGGCGGCGGCGGCGGCGGCACTGCGCGGGGCTGCAGCAGCAGCAGGTAGCTGGTGTGCAGCATGGCCGCCGATCAGGCGAAGAAGATATCCCCGACCACATCACCCGCCGTCACTGCGGTAGCGTCAGCGTCGGCCGAGCCGGTCACGATGGAGCGGCTAATGGCGGTCGTGAACGCGATGCCCAGCGGGAACGAACACACGGCCTTGTCATTCGGCGGAATGCCGATGGTCTGCGCCACCGCCGCGCCGGCTGTAGCTGACGCCACGTTGTGCAGCTTGACATAGCGCCACGATGCCGTCGTGTTGCTCAGGCACCAGCCGTACACCCGGCCCGCGGTTGCCTTGATCTGCGCCACGTTGGTAGAACCCGCCGCGACGATGTGGTGGCCGGTCATCGCGCCGGTTGCGTTGGCACGAACCTGCATGCCCACGTCGCCGACCAAGTTGGTGCCGGCCGCCAGTGAGCCCGTGCCGATGTTGGCCGTAACCGTGCCGGTTACCGTTGTCGTGCCGCCCATGAGCTGCACGGGCGTGGCGTTCGTTGCGGCCGGGTCGGCGCCGCTGATTCGCACCTTGTTGCGCGGCTGGTCTTCCACCGACAGGAAGCCGATGGTGGCCGTGGTCGTGCTGGCCGGCGCCGTGCTGCCGTTCTGGATCACCAGGAACAGGTACAGGCTGACATCCTCGTCGGGGATGTTCGTGATTCGGCTGGCGCGCGGCGTCCACTGGAAGCCTGTGTTGCTGGCCGCCAGCGCGTCGGCGTAGCCCATGGACATGACATCGGTGCCGATCTGCCCGATGTGGCCCGGCGATGCGGTGGTGTTGATCGTCGCCGTGGTGTTGCCGCTGGCCCAGCCGCGGCGCTGCGCGTCGATCAGCGCGTTGGTGGCCGTGGTGCCGGAATACTCGGCGGCCATCCAGTTGAAGCCGTACAGCGTGAGCGTGCCGCTGCCGCTGGCAGGCCACGAAGCCACCGTGAAAGTGACGGTCAGGCCCGACACGCTGGCAATGGCGTAGCGGCCCGGAATGCCCACGCTCGACAGCACCGCCAGGCGCAGGGACTGGCCGACGTTGGCAGCCGTGAATGGGTTGGTCGCCGGGAAGGTGACCGTGACGCTCGTTGCGCTGTTGATCGTGTAGCTCAGACCCTCACCAACGAGGTCCGCCAGCTCGACGCGGAAGGTCTGGTTTGCGATCCGCTGCGAGAGGATGAGCTGATAGCGGGCCAGCATCGCGCCGCGGAAGGTGTCCACCGAGCGGAAGACGGTCTCCGCGTTTGCAGTGGTGCCGGTCGTGACGACGAGGTTTCCGCCCGATTGGCTCACGGCCATGCCGGCGCCGGTCTTCCGCAGCGACAGCTCGGCAGCAGCAGAGCCCTGTAAGCCCGAGCCGACTTCAGCGAAGCCCACGCGCCAGAAGAAGGGGCTCACCTGGGTCACGGGCACCGCGCCATTGCTCTGCGCCGGCTGCTTGCTGTTCATCGACTGCACGGCATCGCGCACAGCGGTAAGCAGCAGGTTGGCCGCCGCCAGCGTGGCATCGTCGGCCGCCTTGAACGGCGCACCCGTGCCCGGGTCGGACGGCAGATAGGCCCCGTGATGCTCGCCGCCGATCAGATGCGTGGCCAGCGGCACCAGCGCATCGTTGGCGTCTTTGGCCGGAATGTTTGACATGGCTTAGACCTCGG